AACTGCAGCTGCCTCATACCAATTAAATTCCACGTTATCTGCTAACGTAGCGACATTAACTTCTAATAATTCTACATATTTTAATGGTCAAGCTGCATCATATTATACTAATGCTACTAATTTAGCAACTGGTACTGTAGGAACAGCTCGTCTTGCTTCAGGAACTGCTAGTTCGACTACATATTTACGTGGCGATCAAACTTGGGCTACAGTTTCTACAGCAAATGGTATTTTAGATTATCAAGCATTTACTTCTTCAGGAACATGGACAAAACCAACAGGTCTAATAGGTGGTGATCTTGTAGTAGGTGTTCTAGTAGGCGGAGGTGGTGGTGGTGGCGGAACTGGAGGTACTGTTGGTAATGCTGGTGGAGCTTCTGGTGGTTATGCAACTTATTTTTCGGTATTAGCAGATTCATTGCCAGCTACTTGTACAGTCACTATCGGTGCTGGTGGTGGAGCTGCTGATAACGGTGCCAGAGGAGGAAATACTACTTTTGGAAATACTACTTTTTACGCATCTGCTTATGGCGGAACTGGAGGTAGTGTTGGTGCTGCTGGATTAAATTGGGACGTTACTGGCACCTCTCTTAATAGCGTCGCACCTCCAATCAATTATGGTGGCAACGGTGGATCTCCTGGCGGCACATCGGCAATGGGTGGCGGAGGTGGTGGTGGTCCAGGAACTAGCGCTAAAGGTGGAATATCTTTTGGCGGTGGTAATGGCGGCAATTATGGTCTGTCTGGCGTAGCTCCAGGCGGTGGGGGTGGAGGTGGCGGTAATGGTGCTGCTGGCGGTGCTAAAATTTGGGTTATTAGAAAACAAGCGTATTAATACGAGGATAATATGGCAACTTATGCAATAGTTAATAGCAATACTAATATTGTTGAAAATCATATCGAATGGGATGGTATCACTGAATATGAACCGCCCGAGGGAACAATTTTAATTGAAGTAGTCAATCAGATGGTAGATTTTGGTTACACTTGGAATGGAAGTACTTTTATTGCTCCAGAACCTACACCTAAACCTCAGCCAACATTAGCAGAATTACAGGCTCAACTAGCTACAATAACAGCACATATACAAGCATTAGCAAATACATAATTTATTTAATACTGTTGGTAATCGAGTAACTATAAATACAAATAAAACACGAGGTATCCAATGGCAGTTCCACAATCAAGAGCAGATTTTATTGAGTATTGCTTACGTAAACTTGGTAAACCTGTAATCGAAATTAACGTCGATGATGATCAAGTAAGTGATCGTGTTGATGAAGCAATTCGTTGGTGGTGGGATTATCATTTTGACGGTGCCGATAAAGTATACTACAAATACAGAGTAACTCAAAACGATATTATCAATCGTTATGTTACAATGCCAGATAACATTATTGGTGCTGTTAATATTTTTCCAATCGGTCAGGCTCTTAATACTAACAATATGTTTAATATTCGTTATCAGATCGCATTAAACGATTTGTATACGTTGACTTCGGTTTCGATGGTTCCATACTATATGGCACTGCAGCACGTTCAATTTCTTGAACAGATGCTTGTTGGTCAACAGCCTTTACGTTATAACCGTCATATGAATCAAGTATTCATTGATATGGATTGGACAATTGTTAACGTAGGCGATTATCTTATTATCGAAGCATACCAAGTAGTTGATCCAGACGTATACACTCGCGCATGGGGCGACCGTTGGTTAGCTCGTTATGCCGAAGCACTGATTAAACAGCAGTGGGGAACTAATATTAAAAAGTATCAAGGAATGCAACTTCCTGGAGGTATGACTTTTAATGGTCAGCAAATATACGATGAAGCTACGCAGGAACGTAGAGAATTAGAACAAGAAATGATTACTAATTATACAATTCCTGTTTCTGATATGATCGGCTAATTTATGTCAGGAAGCACCAATTTTTTCTTTAATAATTTTAATAGCTCTCAGGAACAAAATCTTCTTGAAAGTCTCATCATAGAAGCAATTTCTATCTATGGTGAACAGATGTATTTTATTCCTAGAAATATTAATAATTTTGATCAGCTTTATACAGCTGATGATCAGTCATCTTATACCCAAACATATGCTGTTCCTATCTATATTGAAAACATCAATGGTTTTACTGGCGACGGTAATTTTATGTCGAAGTTTGGTCTTGAAATTCGTGACCAAGTTACGTTCTCTATTGCTCAACGTGTATTCAGTGAACAAGTTGGTATATACACTAAATTAATAAGACCACGTGAAGGTGATATTTTATATTTTCCATTAAACAATAAATGTTTTCAAATTAAATTTGTTGATAAGTTCGAAATGTACTATCAACTTGGAAAACTTTATACTTGGAAAATGACTTGCGAGTTGTTCGAATATTCAGATGAAGTATTCAATACTGGTATACCAGCTATTGATTCTATGCAACAAAATCTTAGTACCAATATTCTTGACTATAGCGTTATGGACGAACAAGGAAATTGGCTTACTGATGAAGATGATAACTATCTAGTTATGGAACAATATAATCTTAATACAATCCTTCCAGGATCTGATAATGAATACCTAGCAACTACTTCTGCTGGATTTATTGATTTTAGTGAAGTTGATCCATTCAGTGAAGGCACTTATTAATGTTTCGTCAAACTTTCTACTTTAGTTTAATAAGAAAATATGTAACTCTTTTCGGTACGTTGTTTGATGACATCGCTATTGAAAGAACAGATAGTGCTGGTAACGAAACAGCTTTCATTAAAGTTCCAATTACGTATGGGCCAAAAGAAAAGATGTTGGCTCGTATTTTACAAGATCCAACTATTCAACGTCAGTCAGCAACTCCAACGATGCCTTTTATGTCATTCGAGATGACTAATATAACATACGATTCTACTAGAAAACTAAATACAGTTAACAAGTATGCACATACTAGTAATACAACTACAAGTTCTTTGATTTATCAATACACTCCAGTTCCATATAATATTGGTTTCCGTCTTTATATTATGGTAAAAAATACTGAAGATGCGACTAAAATTATAGAACAAATTCTTCCATTTTTTACTCCTGACTGGACAACGACAGTTCGTCTTATTCCCGAAATGAATGTCGAGCATGATATACCAGTTGTTCTTGGTACAGTTCAACAGGAAGATACATATACTGGCGACTTTAAAGAAAGACAAGCTCTAACTTGGACTCTCGATTTTACGATGAAATCTTATCTATATGGTCCAGTAAAATCTGGTGCTATTATTCTTTTTACAAATACAGTTTTTTATTCGCCAGACGCAAACAATTATAATACATCAAATAGTATTTCTGCAGCTGTTGGATTTACTAATCCAGTATTATACGAAACAATTCAGCCTGGATTAACATCAAACGGTCAGCCTACTTCAAACGCTGCTCAGTCTCTTGCTGCTAATCTTATTTCCGCAACGAGTGATTTTGGATATATCTCTAATACATTTAACTTATCATGACAAATGCAAACAACGACCCATTAGGAAATGCACTTAACATATCGCCGATGCCAAAAAACGATGCTATAAAAGACATCGTTGCTTTAGCACATGATGATAGTGCAAAAACAGATTTCGAATTAGCACGCTCGAATATCCATGAAATTATTCAAAGCGGTTCTTTCGCTATAGAAAAACTATCTCAAATTGCCGATCAAAGTCAACATCCAAGAGCATTTGAAGTTCTTGGTGGACTTATGAAAACTATGCTTGATGCTAATAAAGATCTTATGGCATTACAGAAACAAATTCGTGAAATTAGTGCAGCCGATATTCCAATGAACGAAGAAGCTAGAAACGTAACAAATAATCTTTTCGTTGGTTCTACAGCTGAACTCCAAAAAGCTATCGAGAATATGAAAAATGGCTAATGCAGTAAAAGGTTATAACGGTAATTCTCTTATTAAGAGATCTAATCAAGCCATAGAGTTTGATCAAACGATGGTCGAAGAGTATATAAAATGCTCTAAAGATCCAGTATACTTTACCGAAACATATATGAAAATTATTAATATCGATAAAGGTCTTGTTAATTTTACATTATATGATTATCAAAAAGAAATGCTTAAATCCATGGCAGATAATCGTTTTACGATTATTGCTACAGCTCGTCAGGCAGGTAAATCTACAACAACTTGTGCATTTATTCTTTGGTATATTTTATTCCAAGCCGATAAAACTGTTGCTCTTCTTGCCAATAAAGGCGACACTGCTAGAGAAATTCTTGGTCGTGTTCAACTTGCGTATGAGCATCTTCCTAAATGGCTCCAGCAAGGTGTTGTTGAATGGAACAAAGGTTCATTCGTATTAGAAAATAATTCTCGTGTTATAGCTTCTGCTACTTCAACCGATTCTATTCGTGGTTATTCGATCAATCTTCTATTCATCGACGAAGCAGCATTTATCGAAAACTGGGATGAATTTTTTACATCGGTTTATCCTACAATTTCATCTGGTCTTGAATCTAAAATTGTTCTTGTTTCAACACCAAACGGTTTAAATCATTTTTATTCTATTTGGCATAATGCTAGTGAAAATAAAAATGGTTATCATCCAATCAGGGTAGGTTACGAAAGAGTTCCTGGACGTGATGAAAAATGGAGACTTGATACTTTAGCAGCAATGAACTTTGATACCGAGAAGTTTGACCAAGAATATAACGTCGAATTTATGGGTAGCTCTGGTACTCTTATTGCAGGTTGGAAGTTAAAACAACTT